AGACTCAGATTTAGGTTCCACAAGATAAAAAGGTAAATCTAAATACTTACAGGCCATTCTATCAGTATGACTGAAAGCCAGTTCTCCATCAGGGTGACTGTGTACTATACCAAGAACTTCTCCTTTATCCTCGCCTTTTGCATAATCAATAGGGTCGATTACAAAAGATTTTTCTTTATAAGCCTTTGAAATGTTTTGACACCTCCAGTAAATATCTTTGTCATCTACTTTTATGATTAAACCACAGCACTCCTCTGGATATGCCTTTTCAGCATCTTGAAAAGCATCTTTAGCCCATTTATACTCTGTCATCAAACAAACGTCCCTACAGCTGGAAATAAGTCCCTTGTTACAACTCTTTGTGGAATTAATTTGTTTTCTAAATCATGAGCAGCCGTCAGTTCAAATTGCACTATCTGTCTATTTTCAACAGCCTTTCTATCAATAACAAATATTGTGTCACGCAATCTGTTTGAACTAGGTGTACCAAAAGGGTTAGTTCCAGATGTAAAATTTGCATTATCTAAGGCTGAAGCAAGGGGCATTTTTCTTGTTACTTTTGCATCAATTAAATCATTATGTGGCGTGACATCATTTACCGCTTGCAAAAAATCAGACATTGTTATTACTTGATCTGTTGCTGGATCTCTGTTAATACCTCCTAAATTTGAAAATGTTAAAAGTGGTCTAGAAAGGACACCTGTGCTTTTTTGTTCAAAACCTTCAGCCCTTACAGCTATTCTTTGGTATGAATTACTTTGAAAAATAACTTCACCAAAGTTGTTAAGATTAGCACCAGCATGGAATCTGTATGTAGTAGGTAGATTCTGCGGATTACCTGTTGGAATATGCTTACCGACTGTCAGTTCAAGTTCAAATAATTCAATGATTGAACTAGGATTAATTTTATTTAATTCAACAAAAGGTATAGCCATTAAGGTTCAAAAACCTCCCTAAATACACAATTCAATCTAACCCTGTTTAGAAATGGGATTGATCTTGGAAAACGATCACAAACAAATTTTCTTGCAGTTAATTCACTCGGTAATGTGTAATCAAAAGATGCTCCGTCAGTAATTCTTGAATTTAAAAAACTAATGGCTGTTTCCGCATCAGTTTGAGAAAGTTCAAAAGTTAAACTTACAGTCAATGGATTTTGGTTCAGTCCCTCTGTTAATCGTTGTTCAAAGCCGTCACCAAAACTAACAACTATTTGGTTAGTCTTAGGGTCAATCCTTGTGTTATATACAGGATTTGCTATAGGAAAAGTTGCCATTAGTTAAGTAAACCCCCAGATCGTTTTTGATTAATTATCTCAGCTTGTATTGCTGCCGCAAGCTGTTCTCCAAACTGGTTAGCTTCTGGATCACTACCTTGAACAGATGTACCAGAGGCATCAACATTAACAACAATATTATTTGTAACTGATTTACCACCCATTGCATTATTTGGAATAATTGTACCTTTAGAAGTTGGAACAAATAGTTCTGGCCCTCTTTCACCTATAACTGAAATTTTATTAACAGGTGGCTGACCACCATTTGCAAAAAGCCCACCAAACAATCCTCCCAAGACACCACCCAAAACACCACCTAAACCTTTCTTCTCTCCACCACCGAAAGCCTCTCCAAAGCCACCAAGAAGCTTGTCTAATTGTGCATCAATGATTTTGTCCCTTATGCGGTTCAATACCCCTGTCATTGCCTCTCCGAATGATTTTGCACCAGTTATGGCATCCCTTAGATTGTTTTTAATACTGCTTTCGATCTCTTCACCTACTGCCATCATTTTTTCTTTTAGTTTATCTGTCTCTTCTTGTTGTTTTTTAATAAGCTCTTCAGACTTTTTATGTTCTTCATTTTGTTTTTTCTTTGCCTCTGTGATTTTTTCTTCAGATTCAAGAGTTTTTAGTCTTCCATCTAACATTCTTAACTCGGCTTTTTCTTCTTCTAATTTTGTATATAAACGACTTTTTCCTCTTTTGCCAGATTCTGCTAATTGCTTTTCAATATCTTTAATAACTTTAAGTTGATCGTCATAAGCTTTTTGAACATCCTCCTGTCCTCCTTCATTTATCAAGTCTTGAAATGCTTTTGCTTCTTTTTTTGCCTTCATAAATACTGTTGCCAAGCCACCAACAGCAAGAACTAAAAGCCCTATTCCAGTTGTAGCCATAGCAATTTTTAAAGCTCCAAGAGCCAAAGTTGTGCTAGCAATTCCTTTAGCTGCAAGTAATCCAGAAACCTGTAGTCCAGTCAAGCCTCCTGATGTAATAAGACTTGCGACCCCAACCATGTTAACTTTTACAAGCAAGGCTGAAAACGCAGCAGTGGCCAAAGGTATAGCAACAGACAAAAGCTTCACTGCAACAGCTATTTTTGTAATTAGTATCGCAGCCTGACCAGCATCAGTTTGGACAAATTCAGTAATTGAGTTAATTAGTTGGGTCAGTTGTTTTGTTACACCTTCTACTGCTGGCCTTAATTCTTTACCTAATGCCTTTGAAAGATCATGCGTTGCGTTACTAAAATCTTTAAATATTTGAGTTGGATCATTAGCAACTAATTGTTTTAAAGAGGCTGCTCCGTCTGTTTCAATCTTTCTTAATGCTCTCAATACAACATCACTGGTCAACTTACCTTCAGCAGCTAACTCTTTAAGTTTTCCAATAGGCACATTGAGTTCATCAGCAATCGGTTGCAGCAATGTTGGAATCTGTTCAGATATACTTCTAAATTCATCACCAGCTAATCTTCCTGAGCCAAGAGCCTGAGCTAGTTGTCTAAATGCGTTTGATGATTCCATAGCTGATGCACCAGCTAATTTTGCAGCGGTATTAAATCCAAAGAAAGTACTTTTAATATCATCAACTCCAACACCCAAAGGAGCTAATCTTGCCGTTATATCTGTAATTCCTTCAAGAGCTTCTGTAGAACTTAGACCAAAAGCTTTTTGAGCATCAGTCGCTATCTTTTGGGACTTTGCAAAAGTACCGTTTGCTTTTGTTAATAGTCCTAGTCTTACGTTTAATTTATCAAAATTAGATGATGTCTTTACCGCACTTCTCCCTACTGCTACTAATCCAATTCCAGCTAATGCAGTTCTTAAACCACCAAATGACTTTTGTAAGACATTAGTTTGTTTCTGAACACCATTTAATGCCCTAGTAGCACCACTAGCATCAACTGTAAGTTTTACATTAGCCTGTGCCACTTATAAAAAGCCTTTATTATATATTACCTTGAATTGTGTTTTTGTCGTTGCAATGCTCTTTTTTCTTCGTCATGCTTAATCTCATAATATCCAGCCCAATAAATAAGCTCTGCCTGAGTCATACCCTTTCTGAGTTCATCTAATGTTTTGCCGAGTTCTGTTGCTAGGAATAACTCAAATCTGAGCCAACTGTCCCCTTTTATTCGTTTTTTGCTGTATCAATATCAAGCTTAATATCATTCAAGAAAAGCTCTATTTCATTTAAAACTTTTTCTGGGAGTGATCTTTGCAAAAGAGCAGCATCTGACATATCAAAAGCTGGAGTCCCATCTTCTTTCTCTGCCATCTGACAAAGTAGTTGAGTTGAAATAACTAAAGCTTCATCCGATCCCGCCAACTGCTGTGCTTTGACCCTAGCAAATCTAGTTATTGGCTTGAAATATACAGTTGTTATTATTTTGCCGTTTGAATCTTTGATGTCATACTTTTTTCTATTAACCATTTCATCTTGAAAAGCTCCAAGAATAAGGTCTGCGGTTCTTTCAGTTGCCATAAATAAGTGCGAAGAATTTTACAGTTAGATTGCTGACGTAATTGTGCCAGATGGTTTGAATGTAATACTTACTGTGTTTACATCACCAATAGATGAACTTTGCTCAAAGTTTGTTATAAGACCGACAAAGCTAATCTTTTTAGTACCACTTGCACTATCAGGAAAAAGCTCAAAAGCTGCTGTTCCAGCGTCACCAGTGGTCAAAACACCATCAACAAAAGTTGCAGTTTCACCAGACGCAGCGGCATCATAAACCAATTCAGCAGTTCCCTCACCTTCAATAAGACCACCAACAAAAGATTTGAAAGTGTCGCCTTGAACAGTAGTTTCTTGTGAATCTTTAGTAATAGACATAGACCATGATCTTGTGCCTAATACTGGGTTAACTGATGAGCCAGCATCATCAAATTTGACTTGGCCTACGTCACCTTTTACAGCAGCCATAACAATAAAAAGAAATATTTATAATTATACTAACCTTTTTTCAGTAAATTATC